GCACTTAATCCAGATATGATTGTTGAAGTAATTGACAAACCAAAAACAACAAAGGGTTTTAAATAATGAGTGATTTTCTTTGGGTTGAAAAGTATCGACCTAAAACAATTGAAGAATGTATTTTACCATCAGAAACTAAAAAAACATTTCTAGGTTTTCTGAGTAAGGGTGAAGTTCCAAACCTACTTCTTTCAGGCCCTGCTGGTTGTGGTAAAACCACAGTTGCAAAAGCATTGTGTCATGAACTGGGTGTAGATTCTATTGTCATCAATGGATCTGACGAAGGTAGATTTCTAGACACTGTAAGAAATAGTGCAAAGCAATTTGCATCTACTGTTTCTCTTACGTCTAGTGCAAAACATAAAGTTATTATTATAGATGAAGCAGACAACACTACACATGATGTTCAGTTGTTATTGCGTGCATCTATAGAAGAGTTTCAAAACAATTGTAGATTTATATTTACATGTAATTTTAAAAATAAAATTATACAACCTCTTCATTCAAGAACAACTGTTATTGATTGCAACACTCGTGGAAAACAGAAACAACAAATTGCTACACAATTTTTTGAAAGATGTCGTGGTATACTTACAGCAGAAAATATACAATTTACTGATGCTGTAGTTGCTGAGGTCGTCCAGAAGTTTTTCCCAGACTTCAGACGTACCCTTAACGAACTGCAAAGGTATGCAGCGTCAGGAGTTATCGATACTGGCATTCTTGCACAGATAAGTCAGGTCAGACTAGAAAAACTTGTAGGTGCATTGAAGGCAAAAGACTTTGGTGCAACACGCAAATGGATTGTTGCTAACTTAGATAACGATCCCAACACTATCTTACGAACTGTATATGATAGTTTGTATGGTTCACTTGCTCCTGCAAGTATACCTCAAGCGGTATTGATTATTGCCAAGTATCAATACCAATCAGCATTTGTTGCTGATCAGGAAATAAATCTCTTGGCAGCGTTAACTGAAATTATGGTGGATTGTAAATTCAAATAATTTTTTGTTATATATACTGTAGTATTTGTATTAATGTAAGTTATATCTTACACACACAAACACAGATACAGACACAAACACAGTACAATTTAATAACATGAGAAACCCGTACGAACTTCGCATGGAATGCTTTCAGATGGCAGAGAGTCGTCTGCGTGATAGATTCCTAGAAGAAAAAGAAAGATTTCAATACCTAGACGAAAAAAGTCAGGCAGATGATCTTACCTATCCTACTTTCCCAACTGATGAAGACATTAGACGAGTAGCTAATGAAATGATTAGGGACATATCTGATAAGGGAGATAGTTATGGAAGATAGATATGATTCTTTAAACAACCCTTTCCTAAAAGCAATATTTGGAGAGAGAGAATTTAAACCTATGACAAAATATGGTGTGATTATCCCACACTATTTTGTATCTAAAGATGGTAGAGTTCTTAGCACAAGAACTAAAAAACATAAACTACTAAATCCCAAATATGAAACATGTGTGCAGGGTTATATATCACCACATATTATTGGAGTTAGAGTTGACAAAACGGAGTGTCCAGAACTGTTTGAACAATATGATTATACTGCAACTAATACAGTAAAAAAATCAAATAATCCAAACGTAGCAACTATCAACATTAAGTATCATAGGGCAGTTATGGAAGCTTGGAAACCTATTGACAAGTATCCACCTGATAGATTAAAAGATTGTTGGAAAGATATTCCAGAACCCGCCAAGCAATTTATCAGAGAATGTGCTATGATAGATCATGAAGATAGTGATACGAGAAATAATCACGTAGACAATCTATCTTGGTGTACTCATCTAGAAAATCAACATGACAGGAAAAAAGGAGCAGGAGGTCAACAACGCAAAAAGTATGAAAAAAGAAATGGTGAATGGAATTATTAAATGACTAACAAACGTGAAAAAATTAGAGCACAAATGAAATCTAGATTTTATTATATGTTCTGGGGTGCAGCAACCGTTGCTGTTGTAAGTGGACAACTTTATGTTGGAACCTCTTATCGTGCTATGGCAAGATCTATGAACAGGTGGTTTGAAGAAACTATTGATCTTATACAAATGCCACATAAAAGAAGATCAGGACCTTCTCCTGCAGATGGTTGGTATCTTCCTGTCCCATCTCCAGAAGATTATGGGATGACAATAGTGCAATGAAAAAATCTGAATTAATACATTATCGTTTACAGGCAATGTTACGTGAGCATACCTTTAATGGTGATACTCTAAAATACCTAGGTGTAAGAGAGGATCAGCATTGGTATAGTATAGATGGTAATGAAATACCAGTAGATTGTATTGAAGAACTAGAGTCAGTCGAAGAATGAAAACACCACTACGATATCCTGGCGGTAAGTCAAGAGCAGTTCCTAAGTTATGTCAGTGGTTACCCGCTGAGGTCACGGAGTATCGTGAGTCTTTCTTAGGTGGTGGTAGTATGGCAATCGAGATGACAAAACGTTATCCTGATATATCCATCTGGGTCAATGATCTATACAAACCATTATATCTTTTTTGGTTAGCATTAAGAGACGATGGTGACTATCTTTACGATCAACTTATACAATTAAAACAGAGACATCCAGATCAGGGTTCTGCTAGACAATTGTTTTTAGATGCAAAAGAGAAAGTTAATGAAGAGGATCTTTCATATAAGGACAGAGCAGTTGCTTTTTATATTGTTAATAAATGTAGTTTCTCTGGTCTCACTGAGAGTTCGTCCTTCTCTCCAATGGCAAGTGATTCTAACTTCTCTATCAAAGGTATCAATAATCTTAAAGACTATTCTAAGTTGATAAAGAACTGGAAGATTACTAATCTTGATTATAGTGAACTACAATCTGATGAGACTAATGTATTTTTATATGCAGACCCACCTTATCAGGTAAAAGATAATCTCTATGGTCATAAAGGTCAGATGCATAAAGGTTTTGACCATGCAAGATTTGCAGATATTATGGATGGACATTTGTGTAACGTCATGATATCATATAATAACCACCCCGATATCATTCATAGATTTGAGGAGTGGTATCAGTATGACTTTGCTCATACTTATACAATGAGGTCTACAGGAACATACATGATAGACCAAACAAAACGTCGTGAACTAATTTGTCTTAATTATGGAAAGTATAGGAGTCAGAGTGTTGCCTAGTGGATACTGTCAACTCTACAATACACGTAGAGGTGGACTATCTACATTCGCACCAGAATCACAATCAGCAATCATCATGGGTGAAGAAGTCCATGTTCAAACTAAGTCTGGAAGGACACAGATATATCGTGTCAATAATTCTAGAACTGGTGTCGTAGGTCCTATCAGAACATTCTAATGGAACTAAAAGATTGGTTAAACTCTATCAACTTTAACAAGAACAATCTGATAGAAGAAGATCCAGAAGCAATATCATCCTACCCTCCATACATTGTCAATAGGTGTTTGTCAGGACATCTAGACACTGTACTGTTTGCAAATGAAATGAACAAGTACAGTAACCTTGATAAGGATATGCAGTACTCTTTCTTCCTATATACTTTGAGGAAGAGAAAAAGATTTTCCCCTTGGTTGAAGAAGGAACAAGTCGATGACTTGGATCTAGTTAAAAAACACTATGGATATAGTAATGAGAAAGCGAAGGTCGCAGTAAGTCTTCTAACCAAAACCCAACTTGAAACTATTCGTAACAAACATGACATGGGAGGCAAACGATGACTGCGATCACTGAGGAAGTTACATGGACTACCAACAGTATGATAGAGGTAGAACTACGTGAACCAGATGACTTTCTTAAAGTAAGAGAAACACTGACAAGAATTGGAGTAGCATCCAGAAAAGAAAAGAAATTATATCAATCATGTCATATACTGCATAAGCAGGGTAAGTACTATATCGTACACTTCAAGGAGTTGTTCGCACTGGACGGAAAAAAAGCGAACCTAAGTCTTAATGATGTGCAACGTAGGAATCGTATAGTGCAGTTGCTAGGTGATTGGGGATTAGTATCTATCAACAGTAAAGAAAGTATTGCTGATGTAGCACCTCTAAGTCAAATCAAAGTTCTTGCTTACAGGGAAAAGGGAGACTGGACTCTAGAAAGTAAATACAACATAGGAAAGAAGAAGGAAGAATAACTGAACACTACCTGTCAAGTAGGGATTCCTCTACCTTGTTTTTCATGTCTTCTGTTATAATTAATAGTGTCGCCTTCGGGGACAACAATTAACACTCGCTATAACAGGAGAACAACTATGGAAATTCAAAGGTACACTGCTGCCGATCTACCATCACTATTCGATAAGATCACAAAGAACAGCATCGGGTATGACTTCGACTCATTCTGGAACACTACACAAACCAGTTACCCACCATATAACCTTATACACATTTCTAATGAAGAATCACGACTTGAAATTGCACTTGCTGGCTTCAAGCAAGATGACGTCAAAGTCTATACGGAGTATGGAAAGATATATGTCGAAGGCAGCAAAGAAAAATCAGAGGATGATGGAACGTATGTCCATCAAGGATTGGCACAACGTGCCTTCCAACGAGCATGGACGCTCTCCGATAATACAGAGGTTAGATCCGTCGAGTTTACAGATGGACTCCTTAGAATCGTATTGGGAAAAGTAGTTCCTGATCATCACAAAAGAGTAGATTACATCTAACATACATAGGGGGTATTGACAATTGTTGATACCTCCTTTATAATATAAACAAAAGCATTTTTGACATGGCAAGAAAGAAGAAGGAACCCATCAATATTACTCCTCCTGCTACTACAGAACATCTCGTAAATTCTGAGAGAGTAAAGGTTGTTGTTATGTTTAATGGCGATAACGTAATATGCGATCTACAAGAAGCAGTTAATCCTGATACTAAAGAGAGACAGGCATATATTATGAACTTCCCATATAAAGTTGAGTATGATCAACCTAAAATGGACAAGACAGGAGTTGTAACAGATCCAGAAGTAAAAGTTCACTATGCACCATGGTGTCCTTTATCTCCTGACGTCAGAATACCATTGAACCAAAATGTTGTTGTTACTATTCTAGAACCAGTCCCTAGTCTTAGAGATACATACATTACGAATGTTCAGAAAATGGGTGGATCTGTAGAATGAGTATAAAGATTTTATTATTGAGATCTAATGAAGAGATAATTACAGAAGTTCAAGAGTTAGTAGATCCTGAGACTAAAGAGTCTATAGGATTTAAGTTACATAAACCTTTTCGTTTAGAAATTGTATCTGACGAAGGGGATATTGTTTTTAATAGAGAAAAAGGTTATCAACTATCATGGTTTCCATGGGCACCTTTAAGTAAAGAAAAAGATTTTTTCCTTCCTGCAGGACATGTTATTACAGCATACGATCCTTTGGATAGTATTACTGAACAATATGTATTGGCAATTAAAGAAGAGAATTACCAAGAGAATTTCAAAAAACATGAAGAAGTTATGGCGGGTGTTCGTGATGAAGACATAGACATGGAACAGATATTCAAAGATGCAGAAGCAGCTTTAGAAGATGAGGAAACTTAAATTATATGACACAGATGATAATTTAATTCTATCATACACAACTGACCATGAATTTCATGGTAGTCAACTTATCGAGATCACAGGTCCTGTTCTGATAGG